GTCAAGAGGGTTTTTACACCTCGCCGTCGCGAACCGCGTTGTAGCAGCCCTCGTCGAACTCGTCGGGATCGAAGTCCAGAGCAACCGCCCCGCACCACTCGTCCACAACGTCCACACCGAAGTCTGCTTCCGCTTTCGCGAACCAATCTATTTCGTTCTTAACCATGCATAGATATTACCACATCCCAGCCATATGTCAACCCCTTGTGTGAATTTATTTTTATTTTTTTTTGGCATGATACTTGCTGATGCTTTTGTAACTCATTGATAGCCAAGCACTTACGTCGAGCGGGAGCCACCCCTATTATTGACCCCCACCCCTATTATTGAAAAAAACATGCCGTGGAGCTTTGACAACGGGCGGGGGGACGCTTACTTATATGGCCCCGAGGATTTGTCCAGATATTATCTTAAAATCCAACTCATCATAAACCCATCATAAATAAAACAAAATAACCCAAAAACCCCAACTCAACACAAAAAAATCAAAAACCCAACAAAAAAATATGCCAAAAACACCAACACAAATAAACTAGAACATTTTCTTAAAATCTCATATAATAAATTATTAATAATCAATAAATAAATATCATGAACGAAGAAGCATCTAATTCTATTGAATTCTCTAGTTTGAATGAAGACGTTAGTGTAAAACAGTGTACTAAATGTCTTCAACTATTACCATTTGAAAAGTTTTCTAAGAATGCCAAAAATAAAGACGGCTATCGTTACGCGTGTAAAATATGCGAAAAGAAAGCAGCGGCGGAACATTACCAAAGGAATAAAGCGCGAATTACCAAGCAGGTAGTCGAGTGGCAGCAGCAGAATTTGGACAAAACCAAAGAATACAAGCGGACTTACTATCGTCGAAAAAAAGATGAATCTTAGTACCAAAGAACAAATAGAGCTAGTTAAGGCTATTGGCAAGGTAGGCGTTTCAGCCCAAAGTGCCCAAAAATCTTTTGCTAATTGTCTTGGTCCTGTTATATCAAAAGTTTTAGGCAATCAAACGGCCGCTGACATTATGTTTTCTCCTGAAATCGATAGAAAGATTGACGACCTTTTGATGCTTGATCGGCGCGATCTGGCTAAAAAATACAAAAAAATGTATGGCAAATGCAAAAGCTAATATAGGGTACCCTTTATCTGCTAAAGCGACCAAGATACTGGATGATGCTGGTATTTTGACAGCCCCTTATATCTTTTCTAGTTTAACTAGTCAGAAGCAAGTTGAAATGGCTAAATTTTTAGTTCAATTGCTGCTAAACCCTAAAGAACTAACGCGCAAATATAAAGAGTCGCTCGAAAAGCCTTCCCAATAACCCGTCTGACGTGTAATACTTATTACATGCCTGCGAAGAAATCATCTCCTCGTGGCGGCACTAAGGCCAAAAAGCCTGAAGTGGTTAATAATGAAAACAAGGACCAGTCTCCATACGTTTGGCAGCGCGACAAGATCAAATGCGATCTCAACATCCGCGACCTTGATTGGACACTAAATCAAGAGCGTTTCATTGATCTTGCAATGCAAAAAAACATGCGCGTCATGTTTGTAAACGGGCCTGCCGGTACAGCAAAGACTTTACTTGCATCCTACGTAAGCCTTCATCTACTTAATCAAAGAAAAATTTCCGACATTTGTTATTTAAGATCCGCAGTTGAATCGTCTGATGCTGGAATTGGTTTCTTGCCCGGTTCCGCAGAAGAAAAGATGGCCGTCTATAACGCTCCATTCTGGGATAAAATGAATGAGCTATTATCATCAGGCGACCAGAAAAAACTCATAGATGACTCTAGAATCCATTGTATGCCTATCAACTATATCAGAGGGCTTAACTGGAATGCAAAAGCTATCATCCTAGACGAAGCACAAAATAGCACAGAAAAAGAATTAGTCACAACTATTACTAGATTGGGTCATTTCACCCGTTGTTTTATTTGCGCTGATCCTAAACAGACCGACTTGAATGGCAAGGCTGGTGGATTCCAAAAATTATACAATCTATTCGAACACGATAGGGAAGCATTGGATCACGGCATCTACACGTTCCAATTTGACGAGGAAGATATTATGAGGTCCGAATTGGTCAAATATATCGTTAAGAGGCTAGAGAACTTATAAGCTGGTAAGTAGAAACTCTTTTAGCTAAAACTTCTAGGTCGCGGCGGGTCTTTAATATGACTTCGCCGCGTCTTAGCATCATATAGTATTCAACGCGCCAAGGACGAAAGAAAAATTCTTTTAAATCCTCAACATTATCCTCATTAAAATCAGCAACAAGAAAATCAACAAACATACAATTACCATAAGGATTGTGAGAAGCTTCTCTTAGTTTCCTGAATTCTCCATTTTTATCGTAGAAGTCTGTGATGTCGCTGATCTTGTAGAAGACAACTGCGTTCCTATCGACAATACAGCACCCTTTGAAATCGTCAATTAGTTTACGATAGAACTCCAGCCCCTTTTCCAGATTGTTGGAGCGCAAGGTAAATTCGCTATCTGGGAAGTGTGTTTTGAGAACGCGCTGAGTTTTGTTACAGATGTTGATCTTTTCATCTGTAGGCAGTTTATTAAATTCTATTTCTTCAAGCATGTCTTGTATTTTTGAACGTACTCTATTATATCGCTTTTAAGAGCAACACCCAAAAATATTTTACAAGCTTCGTATTCATTAATAGAAAGAGGGACGGCGTAACAGCGTTTTGGTTCAGCAAATATCCCGTTGTGTATTTTTAATTCTTTAAAAAGGAATTCATGATCCTTCTTTTGGATTATTTTGCGAAAAAATGAGGTATTTCGATAATCAATCATGCTGTATTGCTCAATAATATCAGCAATATTGTCATCAGCATTATCAGGGTCAACGTAAGAAATAGCGTAACACCAATATTTACTTGCTACGTCAGTAAGGATGGCGTATTTTAACTCTTTTTGAATAAAGTTGCCTTTGTGCATTCCTGTACACCAAGAATTACACTTTTTTTATACATTTTTTGTATTGTTTGATTATTTTTTTCCGTTCTGAATGGACTTTAATTTTTTGAGATGCTATCTTTTGATTGATGACTTTATTTACCGCATCTTTAACAGTGTCCCCAAGAGAAATTATATCAATCTTATCATTTCTTGATTTTATTTTCCTGTTGATGGCCATTTGTTTTTTTTGCATCTCTGCAAGATCATCTAAAGTAAATGTATTTTCAATTGAATACAAATAATCACAACTTGGACAGTGAGGCGGTGAACAACCCGTACAGCCACGTATATCATCTCTTGGGTCGTTGATTTCTTCTGAGGCCGTTGGTTCTGTTTTAGCCCACGATTTAAACGCAGCTAATTCAGCCTCTTGCTCTTTTTTGATTCTTGGTGCGTCAAGACGCTTATAATCAATACGGTCCCCCATTGACATATTATTCAATTCTTTATGCAAGCGAATAGGGTTGCCATCGCATCTTTTTCTTAATTCTTTATATTCCTTTTCTGTCATTGAGAGACTCCCTGTATAATCTAACTAGCTCTTTCGAATTTCTATTCAACAAACCAGCAAAAACAGTTCTCCATGCTTTCGCTTCTATAGCTACTTGTAATTCGTCAGCCATGTTGTCAACTGCTTCTGATATATTGTTTATATCTTTTGACGAGGGCTTTGGGTTCTTCATCTTTGTTTAAAATTTCCCATGTCATTTGTCCTGTTTCGTCGCAGAATTTAAATCTTACTTCTGTATACGTATCGGAAGTATCATCTAATTTGACTTTAAATTTTGCAGACAAATCATCATTCATTCATTGCCTCCACTGCAAATTGCATGTTTCTTTTGATTCTTTCTTCCTGCTCGGGCGGGAACTTCTTTTCTTTCAATAAAATCTTACAAGCCTCTAAGCTTTCCTTTGGGCGTCCAGTATAGAAAGCTGCAATAGAATACTCGTCTAGTAGTGCGTATGAATATACATGGGAGTCTGTGAAGAGGGCGTTCTGGGGCATTTGGATGGGCAAGGCGAATTTGGAATAAATATATGCTTGCTGATACATTTTATTCTCTCTTGCGCACTTAGCTGCGCCGTGTAAAGCTTCTGATCGATGGGGTGCGCTTTCGTAAGCCTTCAAGTATGTCTGAATAACATCCTCGTGTTCGCAACCCAAATGCTCCTTGATTCGTGCCGCTTGATAAAGACTCCAATAAACTTCCTCTTCCCAACCTCCCATCTCCGCTCTCTTTTGGTAATTGTATAATGCGCCCGCCATGTCGCCACTGTCCCTCAAGCATTGAGCCAGATAAAAACGATAGCGTGTTCTAAGAAAACGATCATTCTCATTTTCTAGTGCCTTGGCTAAAACTTCTGCGTCTTTCTTGAATTTCTCAGGGTCTTTGTTGCGGGCGGAATCTTGAATTGGTTTATTGATGAATTCCTCGATGATTCCTCTTGTTTCAATTTTGTCGTGCTTGTCGCTCAAAAATTCATGAACTACACCTTCATAGACAAAACCCTTGTTGGCTTTCGTGAGTTGTGGACGAACATAAACTGATCCCGCCATCACCGTACGAATATCGTAGAGGTCGCAAGTCAAGCTGTCTTTTAACTGCTGGACGTTTTGTAAACTTTTCTTATCTTTCCATACAATGATTTCGTCAGCGTCAATCATCAAAAGGTAATCCGCCTCTTTCCATGCTGACTTGGCACACACAAGACAAGCCGTGCGACTTTCTGCAAAACCAGCCCAACCAGTTGCATGAACAACAAAGTCTTCAATTTTGTTCTTCTCGAACCACTTATTTATAACTTCTATTGTGTTATCAGTTGACCCCGTATCGTCAATCCAATAATAATCAACTAAATCCTTGACGCTATCAAGACAACGCTCAATGCAGTGAGCTTCGTTCTTGACTATCATTGTTAAGCAAATTTTTTTCATTACTTGGTTGAATCTTTAAACTTTTTTACCATTTCCTGCGTGAGACTCATTTGATTGATAGCTTGTAACTTTCGACAATTTTTGATTTGGCCTTTTTTCGAACATCTTTGATATCAGTAATGTGATACTCAATATTATAAATATTGATTTCCTTTTCCTTTCCATAAAGAACTTTATCAATGTATTTTTGCTTGTCAATGATGGTAAGACGGTGTTCTTCGCAGAGATGTTTGAGCGCTCTTTTAAATTCTTTAAAGGTGACATTCTGTATTGCAATAATAAAATTCGATGGACTGTAAATGCCAGTAACCATAACGTTAGCACCAACTTGATTTGCTTGATTGTAATAAAACGCTCCTTTTTGAACAACGGGTATCGCCGCGCCCGACATGGTGCATGTGTGATTATGATTGACTGTCATTTTCTCCTTTCATCCATTTTGCTGTATGTTTCCATTGTTTCAAAAGAGTTTTATTCTTTTTATATTCTTCGCGCTCTTCTTTTGTTTTTATTTCCTCAATGTCCTTTAAAATTCGATCAAATGACCTTTTGCGTTCTTTTTCTTTATTATCTGAATCAACAGCCAGCTTTTTTCCACGAGACTCAAGAAGATTGCGGACGCGAATGAACTTCTTGCTCAACTTTTTGTCTGCAAGCTTCTGAGCCTTCGTTCTTTTGTCTTTTATCTTCTCTTTCATTTAATCCGCTAGACTGTTTAGGTAAAAACGTCGTCGTCTTCATCAGGTCTTCCATTGTCACCGCTGGTACTCGTAACTTTTTTGTATTCATCAATTAATAATTTTGTTTTGAGTTTTAAAGCTTCTTCATATTTGCCTGCCTTTATCAAGAATTGGACGAGAGGATCTTCGGTTTCTTCAAATTGGACAGTCTTTCCTATGACCTTAGAATATTCATTTGGATCAAAATTACTCATTTCTGAACCCCTTGATATGCAGCCCATATCAATCCAACGTTTGCCATTGCATAACTGAGCCAAACGATGGCCCACGGCCAGTTCTTCTTAAACAAAAACCCAATTCCAGTAAGTGTATAAAGTACACAAACTATCATTGGGCTGTATATGGTTAAAATTTTTGTCACTTTACCAGCTTAACACTCTTTTCACTTTTGACAAGCTTAAAAGTTTGTCTTTTTTTGTTGTACATTTAATTTTTTTTTATTTTTTTAATTTATTATATTTTTTTTATATTTTTTTGTGAGTTTTATTGCCTCTTCCCAATCTTCTATGATAACTAGCCTCATGCCAAAAATCATTACGTCTTTTGGTTCGGCGGCATTTGGAACCAAGGTTTTATGCCCGGCATACCAAAACTTCATTTGCTCAAACTGCCAACGATACATTTTAAGGACTTTTGGAGAATTTCCTCCAGTTTCCTTAGAAACTTCGGTTAATTGATTGTTTAGGTCTTCCACATTAAAGTCCTTGTCCGAGAAATATCTTAGCGACGACTCTCCCATATTCTCTTTCTTTCCTTCCCCTTCTTTTTTTTAATATAAAATATTATAAAATTAAATTAATCTTTTACGGCTTCTTTGTATGACCGTGTAAGTTCCATTGGGGTAGGCTCTGGTTTGGAAGTCGAGATACCGAACTGTGCGTCGTATTCTCTCTGAAAAAGATTAAACGGGTCAGTGTACTCGTTTGGTTCTTTAGCGTCGGTCTGTTGCTGTGCTTGCAGGTATTTATGCAAATCGCGAAATACCTTACTGTCAAAACCTGTCTTCCAAAGATCACTCATTTATAATATCTTTTTTAATCTCTCCCACACCATTTCGGGCGCGATCTGTTTCATACACTCATGATCTTTCCAGCATGGCGTACGATTTACTGCATTTACAATCTCGACATTCTCTTTATAGCATGGTTGGCACGAAATGTCAAGAAAAATATTCTCATTTCCTTCATAGCCGAATCCGGTGGGACAAGTTGACCCAAACATGATGACTGCGGGCGTCTTACATGCCTTGTGACTCCAGATCACATCGGTCGTATGGTTAAATATAGAATCAATACCAACATGAGCCTTAGCATAACACTGATGATGAATACAATCATCAAATCCACTCATTACTTTAAAATCCACACCTTCCAATACTGGCTCAGCGGCCGCTCCGATTTGATGCACTTTTAGAGTCGTCTCTTGTTTAATTATTTTTATTAATTCTTCCCATTGATCTGACGACCATTCTTTGTATCTACTCCATCCAGCTTTTGTTTGGATTGTGATGTAATCTTCTGATGTCTCCAAGCATATCGGTTTACTCTGTAGTAATAAGTCATATTCACTGTTAATATTTATCTCTTTTTCCATGTATTGTCTAAGATGCTTTTTCATCCCACTATTAAATGGATAACCTTCATTAAATGGATATGCTATTAATTTAATTGGTTTATTTTTATACCATTGCTCAGAGGGGCGCAGTTCGTAGTTTGGAGAGAGAACGTCAGAATCAAACAGGTTATCCACGAGGTTGTGGTCCTTGATAAAGCCTTCTAGGACACGTAGGGTGGAGGAAGCGGTGTACAGATCAAAGCCCCGTATTTTTTACGTATGGCTTGCTGTAAGGTCAGAAGGCAGAAGACATCACCCAAGGCACCGGGTCTAATTATCGCTATGTTGTTCTTCGGATCGTTCAATTTTCTTTAATAGACGATAAGCTCGTCCATTTAATTGTTGAGAAATGAAGGCGACCGCGCTGTCATCGTGTTTGCACAGAGCATAAGTCTTATCCATTACTTCTTTTAAAAATGCCTCGATATTATCATCTTGTGCCATATCTATGTTAATAAATTCGACGTTTTTACTATAATAAATCGTAATGAGTAAATATTGTCCAGAATGTGGAAAACAGGGTATTGCCGCTGGAGGTAAGATTTGTAGTTACTGTGGTCATAATACAGCAGCTAGCTTCAGTCAGGCTACCTCTACGCAACAGCCACAACCAACAAAAGAAACATTCACCCCATTTTCTATGAGGCAGAGAAGGGGTGGCGGCTACGTCAATGAGGAGGATGAGAGGGTTGAAGGTAGAAGTGTTGATTACTTTGACTCTGACTCTATTGACGGTTTGGAGTTCGAATCCGAAGGGACGAGGGACGGAGGAGAGACTTTGGGCAGTCTTGACAGCATGAACCCACAAGCATGCAACGAATATCGTCAGGCCGCTCAAGCATTCCAAAAGAATAATAAATGAGTCAGCCTGATAAGCCAAAATTCGAAGAATACATAGACATCATTGACAATGAGATCGCTAAAAGGCGACCGAAGTGGACTCTTACGTCCATAACTTGGATGGATTTCGATGATGTCTCTCAGATGATTAGAATCCACATTCATAGGAAATGGGAGCAGTATGATCCCGCCAAACCTATTGAACCTTGGATTAATAAAATCATTACTCGTCAGATTTCCAACATCGTCAGAAACAACTTCTCTAATTACGCCCGTCCTTGTCTTAAATGTTCAGCCTCCTTACCCGACAATGGGTGCGAACTGTATGAAAAGCAATGTGACTCCTGCCCCTTATTTAAAATTTGGCAGCAGCGCAAGAAGCCTGCTTATGACGTAAAATTGCCAGTCTCTATGGAGCATCACTCATATGAGGTAGGTAATCAATTTTCAGAATCAATGGAGACTATTGATTCAGTTTTAGAATTGAATAAAAAATTAAAAGAAACCCTCAAACCTGTTGAATGGACTGTTTATGAGGGTCTTTTTATTAAGGGTATGTCTGAGATAGAGGTCGCTCATCAATTAGGGTACAAAACAAACGAAAAAAATCGTAGCCCCGGTTATAAGCAAATAAAGAACATTACGAAGTCAATAGTCGCCAAAGCCAAGAAGCTGATTAAGGACGGGGAAGTGGATATTTATTAATTTTTATTCTCTTTTAGTATTTTAGGGTGTAAAAGTTTTTAAGAAAGGACAGTATGGCTAAGAATGATTATCAACTTACAGATGAACAAAAGAAGAAAGCTCTGGAGTATTGGGAACTCAAAACTGAGAAAGGGGAGACTCCTTCTTTACCGGAACTTACGTTTTATCTGTTTGGTGAGGGAATAGACGGTAGGAGCAAGCAGGCTAGGGCCATGAAGGACTTCCTAGCTGAATTTCAGATCAAGCCAAAGGGGTCACACGTCTATGTCCCGAAAGAGAGGAAACAGCTTTCAGAGGAAGATAAAGCGTTCATTGAAAACAACTGCGACAAAATGACAGCAGTTGAGATTGCTCGTATTATATTCAAGAATCCAAAACTAAATAATACCGCAATCGAGTCTAGGACAGTAAATGACTATTTAAAAGAACTTAGTCCTATCCATCTTTATTCAGATCCCGGCGAGATTCCAGAGGGTGAGTGGAAAGCTCCTAATACATACCTTCAGACCGTTTCCAGAACCAACAAACACATCAAATTTGACGCCGCTATTGATAAAGAAAACATGACGGCTATGCAGGAAAAGGAAATCCGCGCCCTGATGAGGTATTTAAATACTTACAGGTTTGACATGCAAATCAATGCGTACGATGAACCTAAAGATAGGGAATTGTTTGAATCTGTTTTTGTTAGATACTGCTATGATAAAGCGGACCTAACTGAAGAAGAGGTTGACCAATATACTATTCTGGCTGGCGAATCTGTCATGGAACGCAAGATCAAGCGTCGTGCAGAACATCTTCAGAACCTACTAGACAAGCAGACTGGACTAGGGGACGACTCTCAGGAGAACGCTAAAGTCGCTATGGCTCTGGTTGAGGCTATTGGTAAAGCTACCGCTGAGCTTAACGCCTGCAACAAAAGGCAGCAGGATCTAGTTAACTCTCTAAAACAGAAACGTTCTGATCGTTTAAGTAAGAGAATTAAAGAGAATGCAAGTATCATTAACCTGATCGACAAATGGAAACACGCTAAGACTAGAAAAGAACTTATCAACATTGCCGAAAAGAGGAAGGCAAAGGTCAAAGAGGCTATTGAAGAATTGGCTAACATGGAAGACGTTCAGGCTAAGATTCTTGGTATTTCAATGGATGAGGCACTTAATGGTTAACATAGATTACAAATGTAACAGATGTGATAAAACCTTCAAAACCGAGAAGGAGTTTCATTACCATTTTAGGGATCATGGTATGCGGATTGCCGAATACTACCAGTCCGAATACCCTCGTTACGACAAATACAATGGCGAAATCATCAAATTCAAAAGCAAAGAATTCTATTTCAACAATGACTTCAACAACAAGAATCATTTGCGCTGGTGGATTACTAAACAAACAAAAGAAGACGCTCAGGCTTGGTGCAAAGAAGCTCTTTCTTTAAGAAGACTTCTAAAGAAGCAAAAATATACGCCCTGTCAGGTTGAACTAAGAAGTATTATGATTCCAGCGGCCAATTACCTGAACGAGCTATTTGGCGACTATTACAAGCTGTGCGAGACGTTGGGGTATGAGAATAAATATTACCTGCCCGAAGGGAATGTCATGGATTTCGAGCTTCCCGAGGATAAGACGATTATCATCGATACCCGCGAACAAAAACCATATCAATTCAAAAATCAGAAGGTTGTTTCAAAGAAATTAGATGTGGGAGACTATGCTTTAGAGGATGATGAACATGGTTGTGTAATTGAACGTAAATCATTGGGCGATTTCTATGGTACGATGAGCAAAGGAAACGAGAGATTCCGAAGCGAATTAGATCGTGCTGTCGAGAAGAATAAAAGTGTTGTTGTGTTGACTGAGGATCTGATTGATAAAGTGTCAGGATACAAATACTCAAGACCAGCATACAGGAAAATAAAAGCCGAACCCGATTTCATTTTTCACAGAATGAGGGACATCATTAGGGATTATCCTAGTGTTCAGTTCTTATTTGTGGACGGTCGAGATGAAGCTAAAAGGGTTATGAAAAAGATACTCGCTAGTAGGGGTCAATTTAAAGATATTGATCTCCAGCTACAGTATGATCTGGGGAAACTATAATGATTTGGGTTTTCTCTCTAATCTTGTTAGCATTTGCAAACGTCGTCTACCAAGCTTGGAGAAGACCCGCTATGCCAGAGCGCAGAATTAAACGATATTTTTAACATGTGGTATTGCCACGAAGATTACGAAAAAGAAACCGAGAACGTTAATCAAAAGTTCTTGGAAGAGCTTAAAGGAGAGCTTGATGAAGATGATGCTGTCATTACGATGGTTGATTTCATGAAGAATAATTTGGGCTTTACTGCTGAAATGCTGACTGGCCTGAAGCTTGCTCCATTTCAAGAAATCACATTAAGAGGGTTAATGAATAGAAACTATTCTCTTTGTGTGTGGGGTCGTGGTTGTGGTAAAACCTTTATTGCTTCTGTATATTGTATGCTTCAAGCTATGCTTGAACCTAATTCTCGTATTATTATTGCTGGTCCTACATTCAGAACCTCTCGTTTTATCTTCAACAAAGTTGAGGAGATTCTAAAAAGCAAGAAGGCCGTTCTTGCAAGACAGGCATTTGTTGACAAGCCTACCAAGCGTAATGATATTCACCAGTTTGAATTGCCAAATGGTTCTGGTATCGCGGCTATCCCTTTGTCTGGTGAAAAGATTCGTGGTTTCCGTGCAAACATTCTGGTTATTGATGAGTACCTTCTTATGTCTCGCGAAATCATTGATACTGTTTTGCGTCCGTTCTTGACTGCTCCTCAAGACATTTCGGAACGTCAGGAAATCATCGAAATTGAGGACGAACTCATTAAAGACGGCGCGATGACCGAGGCGGAAAGAACCATTTTTGAAGATAAGACTAAATTAATAGGTCTATCATCAGCAAGTTATACTTTTGAGAACCTTTATACTACTTATTGCGACTACGTAAAGAAGATTTATAATCCTCGTCACTATGAGAGCATGAAGGAGGAGTCTGGTGCTGAATATGATGAAGATGAAACGCCTCCAAAGTATTTCATTTCGCAGTTGGCGTGGAATGCTATTCCTAAGCACATGATCAACAAATCCGTCATTAAAGAGGCGGAATCTGGAGGTACAAATAACGCCATCTTCCAACGTGAGTATTGCGCGCAGTTCTCTGATGGTTCAGAGGGTTTCTTCTCCGCTAAGAAAATGCAGGCTCAGACTATCCCTGATGGAGAATCTCCGACCCTTATGGTTAAAGGTGATCCCGAGGCTGAATATATTCTAGCAATTGACCCTTCGTTTTCTAACTCTCCTACCTCTGACGACTTTGGTATGGCTGTTCTAGAAATCCATCCTGAAAAGAAAGCTTGTACTTTGGTTCATGCATACGGTCAGCATGGTAAAGATTTAAAGGAACACATTAAATATTTTCATTATCTTTATACCAACTTCAACATTGTGTATATCGCAATTGATAACGCGGGCTACCAATTCTTGGATTCCTACAACGAATCTCACTATGCTAGGGAGAAAAAGATCAACATCAAGTTCATCGATTACGATTCCTCCAAGGATGACAACGAAGAGCGTAAGAAAGCAAAGCGAGAATACAACAGAAAAATTCATAGGATCGCCAACAGGATCGTTTTCTCTAACAATAACTGGATCAGGCAGGCTAACGAACATTTACAGGAACAGATCGACTATAAGAAAATATGGTTCGCTTCTCACCCCGGCGGTTCTGAGACAATATACTCAGCAATGATGCGTCAGGATGTTGATCTTGATCTTGTCAAAGCATTGGAGGAAGATACCGTCAAGGCTGAAAAAATTACCAAGACTCAACTTATTGATGAAATTGGATTTAAAATCAAGCTAACTAAAAAAGAATGCGCCATGATTGAGGTCCGATCTAATCCTCGTGGTACCCAAACATTCGACTTTCCTATTCATATTAGCCGTGAACAAGGTGCAGAACGCGCCCGTCGAGACAATTACACGGCACTTCTTATTGGAACATGGGCTGTAAAGTCCTATTATGAGTTTAATGAGATTGCAGAGGAGCAACATGAGACGTTTGTTCCTTTCTTTGCGAAATCATAATGCACTTTTTCTAAATTATAACGCAAAATTTTTTCCTTTACGTGTAATAAATTTTAGTATCTTACATTTATTTGATACTATAATGCAGGAAAAGGTATGCCCAATTACAATCTAATCCAAGTAAGACAGTTAAATCAGCCAGAATTTAGTGGCTATATCCTTGATGTTCTTGAAGCGTCTGGTGCTAGCCCCCAAAGTAGCTTTCTGCCTACTGGTTCAGGCGTACAAGATATAGGTTCCTCTGCTAAGCCTTGGAGATCAACCTATTTGCAGTCGGGCGTTTACTTTGGTGAGAGTTATTTGGAGGTCATTAGTGGCGGCTTGTACTTGGATGGAGTTCTAATTACTGGCTCCGAAGCCGCTGCTGGCATCGTTGGTATGACAGGCCCTACTGGTCCCACTGGTCCTACGGGCGTTTCTATCATTGATGTTTCTGGTTCAGGAGAATCTAATGGTGGCTTTAACAATCTTTTCTTGTTGCTTTCTGGACAGGGAGATACGAGCTATACTTTAAGTTCCGCTTTTGCCATTCCGTCAGGTGCGTCAGGTGTTCAGGGTGCTTCTGGCGTAGCGATCACAGGATACAGCGTCAGTAACGTCACTGGTCTAAGCTTCCTGTTCGACGACGGCACCACTGGAGAAACGATTCTCCTTCCGTCTGGCGCATCTGGCGTGTCTGGTGCTAGGGGTCCAGTTGGTGGTGCGCTCTGGGATTTTAATCAAATCACTGGTATCAATTCTGGAGAACAGGCTCCAAATACATCAATTGTAGGAATCTCAGGTAACAATCCTACCCTTCAGATGATTAAGGGTTTCTCCTACTACATGGAGTATGATGGACTTAACACGCACTCCTATGTTGACCCATACTCATCAGGATTAATCCCTACAAACTATTTCGTAACGAGTGGTATCACTGGTGAATACCTTAAATTCACAATTTATAGCGCAAGCACACCACTCGGACCTTACACTGGTCGTTATATTCCAGATGAAGGTTACACCAGCTTACCTACAGGAACTAGAATTGCGGATGCAAATATATGGTCTTCTTCTGAGGAACCAACTGGTCGCTCTAAATTCAATGTTGTTGTTTCTTACACAGCGGAAACTGGTTACAAATGGGGTTTTGAGAAAAGGAACTTCACAGATGGCACGGCTTTGGCTGAAGAAGAACACCTCGTTCTTGGTACTCTTGAGATTCACGATCACGGCCCTACTGGACCTACGGGACCAACCGGACCTACTGGCGCAACTGGACAAACTGGTTCGCAAGGTCTTCGTGGATACACTGGCGAAACTGGAGCGACAGGCCCAACTGGTCAGACGGGTCAGACTGGCCCTACAGGTCCAACTGGTAGCATCAGCAACCGTTTCATGGGTGACTGGAATGGCACCACCGCTTACCTTGAAGACGATATTGTCCATTATTTGGGCAGCTCTTATGTTGCCGCTGTAAATGGAATCAATCAGAATCCAACAGGAACCCTTAACTCTTATTGGTTTACTGTTGCATCTGGAGGTTTGAATGGTGGCGATGGTGATGATGGCGCGACTGGTCCTGCTGGTAACATTTCCAACAATTTCAGAGGGACTTGGGCATCCACAACAAACTATTACGAAGATGAAGTAGTAATTCAATCTGGTAATACGTGGATTTCTTTGTCTGGTGATGATTCGTTACCTGCTGTTCCTCAGAATAGTGGTTTCTCTCCCGGCAGTTATTCTGGCACACACTGGGAAATCCTAGCATTGAAGGGCGCGACTGGTGAGACGGGCGCAAGTGGTATCTCGGGTGCTACAGGACCAACGGGAACACTATCTAATAATTTCAGAGGAGCATGGGATAGCTCTACAATGTACGCGGAGAGTGATGTTGTTGAGAGATTGGGATCAAGTTATGTTTCTATCTCTGGTGACGGATCATCCTGCTGTAACTCTTTTGCTCCTGAATCAAATACAGGAACTTACTGGGAAATCTTAGCTCTTAAAGGCTCAACGGGTCAGACTGGTGCAACTGGCAGCGTGGCTTACACAGTCGATGGCGACAACGTGCTTAGCTCCTCTCCCGGCACTAACACAATTGATTTCTCAACATACGACGCACAGGAATGGTATGTGACTGGTGATAATGTTGATATTGCTTTTGACATGACGACATTTGAAACTGGCGCGGTTAATATCTTGAACGTAGTAAATTCAGGATCTAATATTCCAGAAGATCCATTTACATGGGGAAGCGGTATCTACTGGCCCGAAAGCGCACCACCACCATTCCCAACGATCTCAGGAAGATCAGTAATGTTCACTTTTGCAAGATTTAATAACATGGCTAACGGAGGCATTAAGATCCTCGGAACTTATGCACCTAACTACGCGGTATAACTATGGCTACTAAAACATCATACACACCTAAAAAGAAGGCTCCTGCGAAGAAAAAGGCTCCTAGCAAGGCGGCTGCTAAGAAACCAGCAATAGATAAGGAGGCTCTCGCTGCTTCGTCAACGACTCCTCTTATGTCCTATGAGGCTACAGCAGCACAAACTTCCACAAGAAGCAATGTCGCTGGTGTAATTGACAGAACCAACAAGTACAAGAACATTGAAGATGGAATGACTCCATTTAACAATGTCAGTCACGGCTTGGCATCTGGGACAAACGCTATCTCCGTAAAAGAATCGGTCGAACTATGCCAGAAAACCTATTGGAACTTCGCCATCTTCCGTAACATTATTGACTTGATGACGGAGTTCTCCACTGGCAAAATTTACTTCAAAGACGGAACACAAAAATCACGCGATTTCTTCAAGTCTTACTTCAAGAAGATTAATATTTGGAATTTGCAGGATCAGTTCTTCCGCGAGTATTTCAGGAGCGGTAATGTGTTTATGTATCGCTTTAACACTGTCCTTCAGAAGGACGACGTGAGAAAGATCACAACCGTTTTTGGATCTACAAAGACCGAGCTTTCTATCGCAGCGGAAACTTTTGAAATTCCCATCAAATTCATCATCTTAAACCCTGCGGACGTTCGTATGGAAGGTAACGCGAACTTTTTGGACGGTTCGTATTACAAGGTTTTGAATGGTTATGAAGTTTCTAGACTAAAGAACCCTCAAACTGACGAAGACAAGGAGCTTTTAAAGTCTCTTCCTTCCTCGGTTAGAGAAGCAATTAAACAACCACAAAACAAAGGGGCTATTCGGTTTCCTTTGGATTCCGAGAACTCTGTGGCTGTATTCTACAAGAAGCAGGACTACGAGCCATTTGCTGTTCCTATGGGTTACCCCGTTCTTGCTGACATCAACGCAAAGGACGAAATGAAAAAGATCGATATGGCAGTCGCGAGAACCATGCAGCAGGCTATTTTGCTTGTTACAACTGGTACCGAGCCAGATAAAGGCGGCGTCTCCCAGAAGAACTTGGCAGCTCTTCAGACTTTGTTTGAGAATCAGTCTGTCGGTCGTGTGTTGGTTGCTGACTATACCACAGAAGCTAAATTCATTATCCCAGAAATTGCAACCCTTCTTGATCCTAAGAAATACGAGATTCTTGACAGGGACATCAATACTGGCTTGAACAACGTGTTCGCTGGCGGTGAGAAGTTTGCTAACCAGAAGCAAAAGATCGATGTGTTTGTTGCTCGTTTGCAACACGCAAGAGAATCATTTATTAATGACTTTTTATTCAATGAAATCAAAAAGATTTCTAAAGAACTTGGTTTCAGGGGTTACCCTACTCCTTGCTTTGAGGATATTGATATGGATGACGCTGGTGTTAAAGCTAAGATTTACACTCGCATGGCCGAGATCGGAATGCTTACTCAAGAAGAGCTTCTGAAGGCCATTGAAACTGGCGAGTTACCAGATGATGATTCCTCGCTTGAATCTCAGAAAAAATTTAAAGAACGTAAAGGAATGGGTCTTTATGAGCCTATTAACGGTGGCAGCGGAGGTGGTCCAGATGGTGAGCCGGGTCGTCCTGATGGAACAGAGAATATTCCTCAGTCTGGTGATAATGTTGGCCCTATTGGAACTGGCATTCAAGAGGCTACCGCAGATAAGACTATCTTTAGTGCTATCGGAGTAAGGGAGGCGTTTGTTAAAGCTTCAGAATTGGAGAAGATTGTCGCCAAATCTTACAGAAAACAAAACAAGGTTAGAAAATTACAGGCAGCAGACGAACTCCTTATCGGCAAGATTGCAGAAACAATTATTGCAAATGAAGACATGGAGAACTGGGACAAGGTTGTGGATGATTACATCAAAGATCCTAAAGATAAGAATCAAGACAGATTAGAAAGAATCTACGCTATCGGCGCACAACATAATCTTGACTTTTACCTTGCTAGTATTTTGCTTGCTGCTGAAATCAAGCAGGATAAATAATGGGTTCACCCTTCGACCAACTACAGCAGATTACGGTTAATTTGTCAGGCCGAGACATCGGTGTTGACAAGTATAAACCTTACACCTTCGGAAACGAAAGGGTAAATGCTTCTGTTACTGTGGCTGGTCAGATCTTTCCTGCCGTTGTTGATAGCGGAAATCTGTATATCAATTTTAGCTCTGGCGAAATTAAACGCGGGCTAGGAGACGAAGCAAATCTTGATACTACATTTAGTGGTAATCAAGAAGGAATTCCTTTTAATATAATGACAGGAGGGATTCATATTACTGGGCTAGTTGATGGCTATCCTAGTGATGATGCTGTTTTTAGGGTCACTACAACAGGCCAGCAATCAGCGAGCAACATTGATATTGCTGTGCTGGGGGCTGACTTTGATGGTAGATGGTCTGGAATTTTAATTGAGAAAATCGATGGTTATGCAGCGGATTTAAGGTCAGGTGCGCTGATTAGAAATGACAGGGATGAGGCTGCGTTTGATTTTTTATTGACAACTGGCACGGTTACATCTGGCGATTACACTCCTCCGATTGACCCTGCAAATTATCCTCATTCTGGCGAAGATCAGTACTCATTCGACTTCACATTCGTCACAGGAACATATCAAGGTAGCTAAAGATAAATATTTTTGAGAGATTTACGTGTAATTACTATAATACAACAAGGAATAAGATGGAAACAAACGTACAATATGGATTAGAAGGTGCCTTCAAGGTGGATACATACGACGCCGATGGTAAATTGTCGGAATCTACCGATTGGTTCTCCAACTTTATTACCCAGAGCGGACTAAAATATCCTACCACATACTCATTCCCCGACTGTTTCCGATTCCTTTCTCTCGGGCAGGGAACACTAGCCAACAGCGCGACAGGAAATGTAGGCGCAGGCCGCGTGGAGACTACCGGACTTCAGGACTATATCAATGCAAATGGTCAAATTACCACATCTGATGGTGGATTCCAAAACTGTTTGTGGATGGGTCGTGACTGGTATTTGGGTGGCGACGATGGCGCTTGTGGTACGATTGTTACAACTGCTGGCCCTATTTATTTCCGAGGCTGGGAAGTTCCATCTGGAGGAAAACTAACTTCATCTAAAGTCAACATTAATGAATTTATGGTGTCTCCTTCATCTGGAGAAGATATTTCTGGTAATGCAGCTTTCTCTCGTGTTGTCCGTTCTGTTAGTATTCCAGCTAATTCCCGCTCTATTATTTCTTACCAACTTCAAGTCAAAGTTCAAAATACAGGAGCAACACTATTTGGAGAAGACACTTTCGCTACTGGTGACGCTAATGTTGACAATGACTTAGGAATCGTTGAAGAATGGAAAAGCTTGTCAGGTTATTACAAGCAGATTCATCACGGTTTGAGGTTGGTTGATATTTATGGTTCTACTTTTACCCCTAAATATGGTGATGGTATGGAACCAGCCCGTGTTGACGTTAGCAAATTTAAATGCTACATGTCACCAGATAACTCTCAGTTCGACATATCCAATTCAGGAGGTAAGCAGGCTACAGAGGCGAAAGCTTATGCGGCTGACGGGTTATCTAAGGTTTTCGCGGGTCAAGATTTTTCTGCTGTTGATGCGTCTAGAGTTTCTGAAGATGATGATGATTACTACGCACAGGGCGATCTTTCATCTTTGAATATTCCTTCTTCTGACACAAATGATGTCACCAAGAATATTAGATACGACAGCGTCGATGTTCCAGATACATCAAATTACCAGTCATCCATTCAAAGTGTTGATTATAGCACGGTTGCTACTGACCACTTGAGCAAGGCAACACCAATCTCTGTGGCTACACCGGGCGCAACTGGATACGATGACGATTTGATTAACTTGGGAGATAAAGTAGTTCGTTCGTCCTTGACCATTAACCTTCCATATACTTACAGTGGCTACAGAAACCAGCAACTTACTAGGAAACTGTTCTTTGCTCCTGTAAACTCAAGAGGACATAACTCAAGATTTGGTTCATTCGTCTTCGCTTTTGAGAATGGAAGTAACTATTATCCTGTTGTTGATGGATTGTTCTACAACAACTCAGGTCGTGCGCAAATGCAGCACTATAGAAATTTCACAGGTCTTCAGATCACCCAAAATGGTAGCGGCGTTTCTGCTATCACATTTACTAACAGTCAAGGACTTGGATTGTTTAGCGGCGATGGCGTAGTGGATGCTAATGGTCAGGTTACAGCGGATGTTACTGGTGCGGCTTCTGACTATGGTATCATTGATCACTCCTTGACTAACAATACTACCCCTGATACAACTGGTCAGCTTTACTGGCCCGAGTCACGTATCCCGGGTATGGAAATGTATCCTACCATTTCTAGCGTCAGTTATAACAGGTCAGGATTTAATACAACTGATCCAGAATTTTACTTCCAGACAGGACAGATGATTAACAACTTCAAGCTTACAGCTGTTGAGTCTGGCACGAACAATCTTGAAGGATTTACTTGGACGCACGAATATCCAGAGGAAACCCCAGCAGAATATAACGTCAATTTGGACTACAAATACTGGAACGGATTTTATCTTACTACCGAGCAGTTCACTGGTGTTGATAGTTTGACGCAGGGCGGTTTGGTTGAAGATAATTTCAGCGGTCAACTTGGTCTTGCAAGTTCAAGATTCAGCAACCTTAGAATGACAGGATACATTGCAGAAACAGGCGATCTTCGTGCTGTAACTGAAACCATTATTCTTTCTGGCGGTGTTCCATCGTCCTACATCACAACATTTACACCTGATCTTTCAGGAATCTTTTTCAAGTTCAAAGATGCAGGAGAAACCGAAAGAATTTCCCAAGCTTACAGAGTTATGAATTTCTTCTCTGGAGGATTGGGTGAGAGGCTATCTGGATTGGGTTATACTCCAGAATCAGGAACCCGTTTGACTATTGGTTTCACAGGACTGATTGACGATAGTGTGGATGGAAATGACAAGCCTGTTTATATTTCAGCTATGACTGGTAATTACCTTGATCCTTCACCGGGTTATCAGTGGATTGGTCATAGCTTATTGAGTGGCGACGTAATCATCACCCAGTATCAGCCTGCATCTGGTGTATGGAAGCACAGTGAATCTTATAGATTGCTTCCTAATCACGGATACCCACAGGCAAGCGGAAATGAGAATTATACTCCTGTCGATCATGGTGGTACGTATCCAGCATTGAGCTTTGACAACACGCTTGAAATGTTCGTAGATTTGAACTGGTCAGCAACTTGTGGAAGTGCGCTGGACTGTTCTGAACCATCATAATATGAGTCTGCTATCACTACAGGGATCGTTTAAGATTGACGTTTACAATCCTGAACATGAGTTGGTTAATTCAACCGACTACATGAAGAACTTTATTACGTCAACTGGATTATCCTATTTGTATAGCTTTCCTCTTTGTGATTCTTTTAAATATCTAAGCATTGGCTCTGGCAGCAGCGGAAATAGCGTTTACACCGATGGATTGGAAAGCGGCGATTCTCGTTGGCAGTATAAAAACAATTATGTAAGTGATGCCAATGGAACAATTAATACTTCTAGTGGTATTGATTTATATCGTGCTTGGTTGATTAGTGGTTTGGATGGGGCTTCATACGCTAATGGTCTTGATATTAATGAGATCATGGTTACACCTTCCAATGCAGGAACCAGTGGCCTTGCATTTGCTCGTCAGCTCCCAGCTCTGAATGTGCCTAGTGGAAACTATTCCATCGTAACTTATAGGTTAGAGGTGGCAATGCCTACTGGCGTCAAATCATTCAATGGAATCATCAATGATACATTGGTGAATGCTGTTGAGGATACTGGTACGGTTTGTCGTTACTGGGATGTTTTATCTGGTAAATATGGCTTGGTTCATCATGGACTGAAAACTATTAATTCCGCAGGAGCTACACAGCTTCCTGAATTCGGTGCGCCGATGGAACCTAGTGAAACAAGTAATTCGACTCTTGTTGCTTATCTTTCTACTGATAATAGACAGTTTACAGTAAATGGCTGGTCAGGCGGCAAAATTGACATTGGCGATTTTCAGCCTTACAATGGAGATGGCAAGGCGTTTGGTTCTGGTATTATGGTCTATCATAATGAACTAAACAGTACAGTTAGAAACAGATTGCTAAACGCTCGTCGTGATGATATTGAAACCCCAGACACGGGTAATTTTAGAAACGAGTCAATAGAAACGGTATATCAAAAAAACAATAGCATTCTAACTATTACTCCCGATTCTTATACTGTGACGGGTCGCTCTCGTTCTACCACCCGTCTTTACTCATGGCCTAACGTCCAAAATCAATTTGTTGATGGAAATAATGTCCCACACAGAATCAAATCAATGGTCATGGCTTATTACGATGGTAGTAATTACAAACCTTATGTTGATTTTTTATTCGCTTCATCTGGACTAGAATTAGATTTCCCAGTGGACACGGGGGCTTATACGATTGATACTACGAGTTTTACTGGTGATTATGTTTTCATTGATCCTTATGATAACTTGTCGCTAAGCACTAGAATTTCTTGGTCATCCCCATGTCCTCCAACTGTGTCAGGATGTCCCGGTTACGTTTAACCCAGAATAAAACCTATAACTTTTATGTCAAAACTGTGTAATATAAGTTATGCAGAACTTTGATCAAACACTTGTAAATTGCCAAAACCGAGCAGGTATCCCTCACAACATAACTAAAAGGGAGTTCCTGAATAACACAGCAATGGGCGTGGGAGCATTAGGGTTAGCTTCGTTGCTAGGACCACAAGCAGTATATGGAGCAGAAAATTTTGGAAAGGCCAAGCGTGTCATCCATATTTTCTTGCAGGGTGGACCTTCTCATATTGATACTTTCGATCCAAAACCAACACTAAAGAAACTAGACGGTAAAGAGCTATCTCGTGGTGTTGCTAATGGATCACCATTCGAATTTAATAAGAGCGGCAAGTCTGGACTTGAAATCAGTGAAGTTTTCCCAGAGCTTCAAAAACACGCTGACGATATTTGTATCCTTCGTGGTATGACTACCGATGTTCCAGATCATAATCTTGCTACTATTCTTATGAATACTGGTAATTTTAAATTCTCACGACCTTCTGTTGGTTCATGGGTTACTTACGGATTAGGAACCGACAATGAGAATCTTCCAGCGTTCATTTCATTGCGTCCCGGCGGAAACCCTCGCCCACAAAGCTATCAGGCATCCTTCTTGCCGGGGCTTTATCAGGGAACGCCAATTAATAGTCAGTTGCGTAATGTTAGCGACATGATTACAAACATTAAAGGATTTGATTCTTTAGATGGTCAGCGCGGAATGCTTGATTTCTTGCGTAAGCAAAATACAATTCATTCTCTTGGTAACAACAAAGACGAACATCTTGAAAATCGCATTAAATCCTTTGAGCTTGCATATAACATGCAGATCGAGGCTACTGACGCATTCGATGTAAACAAAGAAGACAAGGCTACCCGCGATGCGTATGGAAATACCGCACAGGGCAAGCAGATGCTCATTGCTCGTCGCCTTGCAGAACGCGGCGTTCGATTTGTGCAGTGTTGGCATGGTTCTTGGGACCACCACAGCAATGTAAAAGATAATGTTACAAATAGAGCAAGAGACATCGACAAGCCATTAGCTCAATTGATTGCTGATCTTAAACAGCGCGGAATGCTTGAAGAGACTTTGATTATTGTTGGTGGTGAATTTGGCAGAACTGCCCGTCGCGATCAAATCTCTAGAAACAACTTCGGTCGCGGTCACCAGAACAGCGGATTCTCCACTCTTATGATCGGCGGTGGTGTTAAAGGTGGAATGGCGTATGGTTCTACTGACGATCTTGGAATTGATGTGGTTAGTGGTAAAATGAACGTTCATGACCTTCATGCTACAATCCTTCATGCTCTTGGTTTCGATCACAAAAAATTGACTTATACTTATAACGGTCGTCCGTTCAGATTGACTGACGTATTTGGTGAAGTTCATAAAGACATTATTTCATAACATGAAAAAATTTCTAATCTTTGCATTAGTGACCCTCATTCCATTGGGGGCTTTTTCACAGACATCAGACTTCTTCGAAAAAGAGGTTAGACCCGCGCTTGTAAGAAATTGCTACGAGTGCCATAGCGCAGATGCGCCTCGCGTAAAAGGCGACCTCTTACTCGACACTTATGACGGATTAAGCGGTATTACGCAGGGTAACTCGCCAGAAAATACGACTTTAATGGAAGTCATTATTAATAAAGAGATGCCTCCAAAAAAGAAAATGAGTGGCCGCGATGCCTCTGTCATCTTCTCTTGGTTAAAACAAGGAGCTAAAATTCCTCAAACAATGTCCAAGAAGGTTGGCGGTAGAGAGTGGGGTACAGGCACCCAAACTCACTGGTCATTCCAGTCGCTAGAAAAACCTATCGTTCCAACTTACGACGACATGGAGAATTTTGACAATCCAATCGACAATTTTATTTCTCATAAATTAGAAGATGCTGGATTAAAGCTTTCTCCAGTGGCCGACAAAAGAACTCTTATTCGTCGTGCATATTATGATTTAACTGGACTTCCACCTACACACGAAGACGTTGAAGCTTTTGTTAATAGCAAAGATTCACAGGCATATAGCAATTTGATCAATAAACTTCTTGCTTCTCCTCGTTATGGTGAGCGTTGGGGTCGCTACTGGCTTGACGTTGCTCGCTACTCAGATTACAAGGGAGGATTTAACAATAGGCGTGATGATCCTCGATTCACTTACTCATGGACGTATCGAAACTATGTCATTGAGGCATTTAACGACGACAAACCTTATGACGAATTCATTCGTGAGCAGTTGGCCGCTGACCTTTACAAATACAATGACGAAAGGCTGAACGCATTAGGTTTCATTACTTTAGGTCGTAGAGATAGGGACGCTAATAATGTTATTGATGATCGTATTGATGCTGTTACCAAAGCTTTCCTTGGTTTGACTGTATCCTGCGCCCGCTGTCACGATCACAAGTTTGATCCCGTCAGTCAGGAAGATTACTATGCTCTCCACGGTATCTTCAATTCTATCACTGAGCCTACCGATTACCAGCGTCCAGTTTCTTCTGGTAAACCAAACGACGACTACGTAAAACAAAGAACAGCCCGAATCGAGGGTATCGAAGCTTACAAGCTGAAGAACTACGCTGAGTGGTATGATGATTTCAGAAAGGGATCAAAAGAATACATTCCTCATGCGCACATGTATTACAGAGAAATTGAGGCTAATATCCGTGGACAATATTCCAGAACCAATAAAGTAGGAAAATCTTCCCAGCTTATGGGCCGTATGCTTTCTAACTGGAACAGAGAAATGAACAGGGGCGATTCATTCTGGCGTCCTTATCAGGAGCTTTTGAAAAACAAAACAAATCCACAAGGCTGGAATCTTGTTCTTCACAAAATGTCTCAAGACAAAAAGACCTATGACTTTGGCGTGGTTCGCAGCTTACAACAGCGCAAACCAGCAAATATGATTCAGGTAGCGCAATGGTATGGAAATGTATTTGGTGCAGCCTATGAAGATTATCTTAAAGGCAAGAAAAGAAATCCTAAATATAAACCTCGTAACGCTCTATACGCAAAAGCAATCGAAGTGCTTACTCGAAAGGGCGGTCCTATTGATGTTGGTGATATTAATACCTTCTATCGTGCGTTGAACAACAGAGAAAGAACTCGTTACGAAAATGGTCTTCGAACTGAAACAGGAAAATTTATTACCCTTGAATGGACTCACCCACACGCACCGGAAAGACCTATGCTTGTCGTTGATCGCTCTGCTCGCGATACACGTTTATTTAAAGGAGGTAACCCTCGCCAGTTGGGTGACGCTGTACCTCGTAGGTTTATCGAATTCTTGGACCCGAAGAAAACCTTATATCCAAAAACCACATCTGGCCGAGCGCATTTAGCAGAGTCAATCATTAATAGCTCTATCGCTCCTCGCGTAATTGTGAACCGAGTTTGGCAGCATCACTTCGGCGCTGGATTTGTTGATACTCCTGACGATGTTGGTTTAGCGAGCAACACTCCTCAACATACTGAGTTGATTGATTGGCTTGCTGTATATTTGAAAGATAACAAATGGAGTCTTAAAACTCTTCATCATTTGATTATGACTTCTCATACCTACATGCAGTCTAGTCTTCCTAAGCCACAGGACGAAGCAAAAGATTCTGGTAATAGGCTATTTCACAGACAAAATATTCAGCGTTTAGAATTTGAATCACTTAGAGACACTATCCTTGCTCTGACGGGCAGCTTGAATTCTGACAAGATCACTGGATCTATTGATCTCAGCAGAAACCCTAATGCTCCCATTAGAACTGTTTATGCAGTTATCAATAGGAGTAGGGTTCCTGAGTTATTTGTCAACTTTGACTTTGCTGATCCTAATATGACCAACGGAAAGAGGTTCGTTACGACTATTCCTCAACAGGCGTTGTATCTTTTAAACAATACAATGATCGTGAATCAAGCTAAGAAATTAGCGGCCAATTCTTCTACTGTGGAGGATATGTATCAGACCGTGTATCAAAGGGAACCTTCTCCTACAGAAAAGCGTTTGGCTGACAAATTTATTAGCTCTTCATCAAAGGGTAAATTAACGGCCAAAGAGCAGCTAGCACAGGCTCTATTACTATCCAACGAATTAATATACATTAACTAATCTTTTTTATTAATGTTTTGCATTTTACGTGTAATATAACGTAAGATGCCAGAATTCGATTTTTCAGATAAAATTGACAAACTTTACTCTGCTAGTGCAGATAAAGACCTTGTTCAGGATCACCTTTATGATACACCTGAAGAAGCCGTTAAAGCTTCTGAGAAGTTGGGTCTTTCCGCATCTTACCATGAGATTGTCATCGCCGCGCCAGTTGGAGACGCCAAGGAGGTTTTGAAATATGCGCCGGGTGCAACTCAGGAATCCCTCATTACTAAACTAAATGATCTTTCCCGTAAGGGCAGACAGGTCATTTCTTCTCACAAGGATTCCGTTGAATTTTCAAGTAAGCTGCTGGAGATTTTAGACAGGGAGGTAGCTGCTTTCAACCAAACCAACAAGATTCCAGTCAATATCAATCTTCTCAAAAGAATTTATAGATCTGGCGCAAATACTTACTTTGTTAGAAATGAAGAGGTATCTCGTTCCCAGTGGGCGCTTGCCAGAGTTTATGCTTTTTTGAACGCAAATAAAAACAAGAAGGGCGTTGCCTTTGAAGAGGACGTTAATATTCTTGCGGAAAGCGGCGTTGAGAAGGATGGTGTTGTTGATTTCTTCGACTTCGAAATATCCGAGCAGGACTTGTCATTGGCATCTCAAGTCTTGAAAGACGCCGATCTAGATGGGTGGGATTTTAATTCCATTCATGATATTTATTTAGAGGATGACGGCGTGGATGTTTCTTTTTTGAAAAATTTACTGTAATTTAAGTGTAAATATTAATGAAATGAAGATTGAGAAGTTCCCATACTATATGAGCGGCAGTTCTCCTGTGAAGCCTATTGTTTCTAAGGAGAAGGATAAATATCTTGCAATTGCGTCCCTTTTAGATGTTGGAAAATTTGTTCCTGATCTAGATACTGAGGCGAACATCGACATCCTTCCTGTGGCTTTCAATGCCTTCGTCGCCAACAGAGCAAATGCTAATGGTGATATTTTAGGAACTGAGGAAACTGTTGCTTGTCACCAAAATTTTGTAAACAAACCAATCAATATCGAACATGATCGTTCCAAGATTATTGGTGTTATTCTTAGTTCTGCATTCAGCGAATTCGGAACTGATAAGCCATTGACCGAAGACGAAGTGAAGGGTTCAAACAAGCCTTTCAATGTTGTTCTTGGGGGTGTTATCTGGCGTATTGCTGATCAGAGATTGGCCGATACTATTGAAGATAGCTCCGATCCTACCTCTATGAGATTTGGTAGCATTTCCGCTAGTTGGGAGTTGGGCTTTGCCGAATTCGAACTAGCAAAGGCAAATGGAGAATCCAAAAACCTTGAAGACTGCACAATCTATCGCAACCCTGAAGTCATTGCTGGACTTGGTGAGAACTATAAGTTTGGTGAGGCACAGGGCGAAGAAGGAGAAATTCTGTTCAGGAAGCCCGTTGGAGACATTGTCCCATTGGGTATTGGCTTGACCGGAACTCCTGCCGCTGACGTTTTGGGTATCGCAACTCCTAAGACTAATCAAGAATTGAATCAGGATGATGACGCAAAAGAAGAGGCTGAAGCACAATACAAAAATCATGACGAATCCAATGATGGAAAGAAAGACAAGGATAGCAAGGATAGCAAGGATAAGAAGGACAAGAACGATAAAGACAAGAAGAACGGCGAGAAGAAGAAGGAAAACCCTTTTAAAAAGGAAGAAGGCGAAGCTTCCTACTTCACTCCTAAGCAGATTTTGGAATGTCTTAATCAGTATCTTGTGGAACAAAAAATGACCCTTGATGAGTTCCGTAACAGTCTCATTGAGGAAGCTCAAAATAAAAAAATCAACAATTCAGAAAAAAATATTTCACATTCTAATAAAACCGATGTAATTGAAACTAGAAGCAAGAATAAAATTATGAAAATCACTAGCTTAGATCAGATTAACCAAGATTCCATGAAGGAGCTTCAAGCTTCTGCCGTGAGGGATTATCTTAGCGAACAGATTCAGGAAGCCTCCGATAAGTACGAGGCCGAGAAGAAGGCTGCTAAGGAAGCTCTTGAGGTAGCTGAAGCAAACTTTGAGAAAATGAACACCGACTTTGAAGCAGCTAAGAAAGAGATCGAGGATCTTAAGAACAACCTTGCATCCCTTCAGGAAGAAAAGGCTGCTGCTGAGAAGGCAGAGAAATTCAACGAGAGAATGGCTTCTCTTGACGCAACCTACGACCTTAACGATGATATTCGTAAAGTTCTTGCTAAGCAGCTTCAGTCTGTTGAGTCCGACGAAGATTACACCGCATGGCAGGAAGGTATGGCTGTATTCATGAAGCCTTTCACCAAAAAAGCTGAAGATAAGAAAGAGTCTGACGCTTCCAAGACTGTTGAAGACGCAATCGACAACGGCGAAAAGAAGGACGTTAAGATTCCTAACTCTTCTGAGGCGTCTAAGCCTAAGAATAAATGGGCTGACGCACTTAAGGAAGAAGACTTGACACTTGCTTAATTAACAACACATATAGACTTTAAATAATAGGAGAATATTATGGCAGGAGAAAATCAAACACTTAGACCATTACAGGACGTTGATCCTAAAGACGTAATTCCATTCTACACTTTAGATGGTGGCGGATCTATTCCTCAGAACAAGGGACTTCTTGTTAAGCTTGTCGGCTCTGGCTGGACTGCTGACCAAGACCCTACCGAAATGCTTGGTTCCCCGGGCGCAACCTATGGCAACACTGTCTCTCAGAGATATGGTGTTACCGCTAAGGTTACTGCTGCTGGAACTGGTGATGCGGTCGTAGGAATGACCCTTTTCGATCTTAAGGAAGTCGACGAGAACGGCGAGCAGTTGAAGTTCAACCCTCGCAAGCAACAGGAAATTGAAGCAGTTATCTCTGGACAGGCGATGCCTTTGGTTACCCGTGGTAGGTTCCTTTACTCAGGAATTACTGGTGCGGTTACCGCTGGTGACGTACTTTACGCTGGCCCAGACGGTGTTATCGAGTCCATCGCGGCCAACGCTCACAACGGCGACCTTGATGACGACGCAACTGTTGTTGGACGCGCCCTTGGCTCCAAGGACAGCAACGGATGGGTGCTTATCAGCCTTGACATCAGATAATTTAGTTATCTAGAAAACAATAGGAGAATTATACATGAAGAAAGCAACTTTTAAATTAAAGGAAACACCACAGCAGATCGCTCTGGTTAACGCTATCGGCTCCAAGAACACTCAGGTTTCTATGGACGCACAGCAGGCGTTGGCAGCGTTTCTTGGCCCAGTCATTCAGAAGGTTTTGATGACCAAGGGTACCGCTTCTGCGATTTACCAAGACGCTCCATACGACGAGGATGATTCACCAAGCTACCCGCTTGATCTTTACTACGGCGAGCTTGACGGCTACGTCACTGTTTGGTCACAGCACATGGCTGGCGGTCTTCCTACCTCACAGGTAACTGGTAACCAAGAGATGAAGTTTATGACTTACACTCTTGATTCAGCAGTTTCCTTCAACAAGCGTTATGCGCGTAAGAGCCGTCTTGACGTTATCTCTGGCGCAGTCGAGCGTATGATCAACGAGGTTTTGATCGAGCAGGAAAAGAATGCATGGTCCGTTATCATGAAGGCACTTGGCGAGGCATCTACCACTCCTAAGAATGGTTCCGCCCTTCGTCACGCTATTCGTGCGAACACCGCAAACTCTTTCGTCATCAACGATCTTAACGATCTTATGACTCGTCACGACCGTCTTAACGAGTCTTACTCCGGTAACACCCCAACCGAGGTGTTCTCCAATGGTCCAACTGACCTTTACGTCTCCCCAGAGATTGTTGGTCAGATCAGAGCGTTCGCGTTCAACCCATTGAACACTAAGGCCGGTGTGCTTAGCGGTACCGACACTGCCGGTTATGCTGACTCAAGCGTCCCTCTTCCAGAGTCAATGCGTGAGGAAATCTTCCGCAACGCTGGAATGCAGAACATCTACGGAGTCAACATTGTTAAGTTGATTGAATTCGGTATCAACAAGAAGTACAACGACTTGTTCGACACCTACGCAGGCGCAACCTCTTGGGCGAAGCTTGATGGTACTGGCGGTTCCGCGTTCAGCAGCGCAACAGACGAGGTCTGTGTCGCAGTTGACAACACCCGTGGAGCTTTCATCCGTCCAGTCGCTCGTGGCGGTCACGACATGACTGAGGACACTGGAGCTACCTTCCAAGTGCTTCCTGATGACCAGTTCAACTTGTCCCGTGTGGATAAGGCTGGCTTCTGGGGTCACCTTGAAGAAGGCCGTGTCTGTCTTGACGGACGTGCCATCAGTGGTATCATTGTCTAAGTTTTACTTAACATCTATCTTCACAAAAGCTAGGAGGCTAACCCCTCCTAGTTTTTTTTTAGTCTTTAGACAAACCAATCTATAATAGAAAGGAAAAGGATTATTATGGCTAACGAAAATACATCAAAAAGAGGAAGAGGACGCCCTCGTAAGGAAGCCAAGGCTAGTTTGAGCAAGATGACTCAGATTCATGGCAGAGACGAAGAGGGTAAGAAATACAAAGCAGTAACTATGGCCCAAATTTGGGGCGATGGAGGAACTGGCGGTAAATACAAGACTCTTGACGAAGGAGAATACAAGGACTATCTCTCAGGCTTGAATCGCGCTGATCTCTATAAACATGCTACCAAAATTGGCTTGGTTCCTATTGACAACACCAACCTATTAAAGCGTAGGCTTATTGCCGAGCATAAAAGACACGCTTCTCAGTACAAGCACCCCCTTGATGACGCCAACCAGCTTAGCCCAGAAGAGTTGGCTAAAATGGAAGAAAGGGTGAAACAAATCTTGGGTTAAGTGTAATATAGTTGGGGGTTTTAAATAATGCCGAACTATAACTTAATACAACTGACCCAAGTAAATAAGCCCGAGTTTTCAGGATACATTCTGGATGTGATGGGTCCGTGGACGGGTTCATCTACTAATCCTGCGGGTTCAGATGGTCAGGTCCAGTATAAAAGCGGCGATGCTTTTGCTGGATCTGATCTTTATTTTACTGGGGGCAAGCTAGCTTTTGGCTTCACTTCTCCAACAGCAGATTTTCATGTCTCTGGCAAAGATCTAATTGTTACTGATGGAACTGGCAATTTTACCTATCTTTTAAAGGATGGAGATACTGTCATTGCTGAAACAGAGTTTAACGCGACAGGAACTTTCCTTGAACGTTTAGTCGCAACGCTGAGCGGCTTCGTTAATTCGAATTATTATACCCAAACTTACATTGATACTGGTTTCTACCCTTCTACAAATCCATCTGGTTACGCTCAAGAGACAGGGGTAATAATGAAAACAGGAACATCAAACGATCAAAACATTTTAGCTAACCAGATTTTTAACTAATTATTATGGCTACTTACTCTAAACGAATTTTAAGCGGGTCCACAAGTGGCAAGCAAATAGCCCTGAATGCGAATAGTTCCACGCCGACTCTGATTCATACAGCTGTGAGTGGTTCTTCGTCCTTTGACGAAGTCTGGTTATACGTAACAAATATTCATACAGAGGCCGTTACGCTCACTTTGAGGTGGGGCGGCTCTACGAGTGCCGATGAGATGGTGCTATCAATCCCTTCGAAGACTGGTCGCTATTTAATTGTTGATGGTAAATTGTTAAATGGAGCTTTAGAAATCAGGGGGTATGGCTCAACTGCCAGTGTGTTGAATGTGGATGGTTATGTAAATAGAATTGAGTAATGAGAAAGATCCTTCAAGAACGTCTACCCTCGCTTAGTGGAACGTCTGGTTCGTCAGGAACTAGCGGTTCAAGCGGTTCAAGCGGTAGCAGCGGTACATCTGGAACTAGCGGTGCTGGTGGCGGTGGAGGTTCTTCAGGAACTTCTGGATCATCTGGTACAAGCGGAACTAGTGGATCATCTGGTACAAGTGGCATTGATGGTTCGTCAGGCACGAGCGGTACAAGTGGTTCAAATGGATCTAGCGGAACCAGTGGTAACAATGGATCAAGTGGCACATCAGGAACTTCAGGTACAAGCGGTTCCAGTGGAACTAGCGGAACTCTTGGCGTAGATGGATCTTCTGGAACAAGTGGAACTTCGGGTTCAAGCGGAACTGCTGGGACAAGTGGAACAACTGGTGCTGGTGGTTCATCTGGAACGAGTGGCTCATCTGGAACATCTGGAACATCTGGCACGTCTGGCACTAGTGGAACTGATGGCACGTCTGGCACAAGCGGCTCGTCAGGAACCAGTGGTTCTAGTGGAACGAGTGGTGGTGCAGGAAACGGTTCTAGCGGCACCTCTGGTACAAGCGGAACTAGTGGGACTTCTGGATCGTCAGGAACATCGGGAACGTCTGGCACTTCAGGAACTAGCGGGACCGATGGAACATCAGGCTCTAGTGGCACGTCAGGAACCAGTGGTTCTAGTGGAACGAGTGGTGGTGCAGGAAACGGTTCTAGCGGCACCTCTGGATCAAGTGGAACTAGTGGAACCTCGGGTACCTCTGGAACGTCAGGAACTTCTGGCACAGATGGGACTAGCGGAACAAGCGGCTCCAGTGGTACATCTGGCGCTTCTGGGTCAAGTGG